CAAAATGCTTTAAATTTAAAAGAGGGTACAATTACTGCTGGTACAACTTCACAATATTATAGAGGTGATAAAACGTTCCAAACACTCGATAAAACTGCCGTAGGATTAAGCAATGTAGACAATACAACGGATTTGCTCAAACCAATATCAACTGCTACGCAAACGGCTTTAAATTTAAAACAAGACACCATCAGTTTAACAACAACGGGGTCAAGTGGTGCGTCTACGTTAGTTTCGAATGTACTTAACATACCTAATTATGATTTAAGTGGATTAGGTGGTCAACCATTAAACGCAAACCTTACATCGGTTGCAGCGTTAACGTATGCGTCAACATCATTTGTAAAGATGACTTCGGCGGGTACGTTTGCATTAGATACTGCAACTTATTTGACTGCTGAAAGCGATACGTTAGCAAGTGTAACGAGTAGGGGTGCAAGTACAACAACTGCCGTTACAATGGCTAAATTGACATTGACGGGTGCAGTTAGTGGAGTAGGTAATTTGTCAAGTTATACGGTTACTGCTGCGACTGGTTCTGCAATTAGTAAACAGATTACAAGTACACTTGTTGCTGCTGCGAATAGTGATGTATTAGTCGGTTTAGATATTAATCCTACGTTTACGAATGGTATATTTACGGGAGTAAGTAATTTTGCGTTAAGAGTACGAGGCACAACAAATACTAACTTTTTTAGTTCTGGGAATATAGGAATAAATACTTCTACTGATTCTGGTTTTAAAATTGACGTCAACGGAACGGCAAGGGTGCAAGGTAATATTACTCAAAGTTCATTAGGTTATTTTTACAATAATGGAAATTCAGTAAGCTTGCGTTCAAATTTAGCTGGTGGTTCAGGGTATGTAGTAGATGGTCAAAGTTTTAATAATTTAACCGCTTCTAACATAGAACAAGGATTAGCTAATTTTTCAGGAACTTATGCACCTACTTCAACAAGTGGTACACCATCATTTAATGCGTTAAAATTAAATTTTACTATAAACCAAACGGGTGCTGCAAATGGTATAACAAGAGGACTATTTATTCAACCAACTATTACTGCTGCTGCTGATTTTAGAGCAATTGAAATATCAAATGGCATAACAATTCTTGGAGCATCAACAACGGCTAAAGCATCATTAAGAATGCCAAGTGGAACTGCACCAACATCACCCGTTAACGGCGATATTTGGTATGATGGAACTGATATAAAAATGAGAATAGGAGCAGTAACAAAAACATTTACTTTATTATGATAACTATACAACCTATAATTGTGCCTACAAAAGGCGAAGGAACAATCTTTCAAATTGACGCTTTGAATTTTCCAATGAATCCAACAAGCGTGACTTTCTATTGGCAAGTTTTATCAGTTACAGACGAAACTTACACATCAGTTTTGCAAGGCAACTTAACAATGGATGCTGAAACATATTCTCAATGGAATAACGATGACAATTTTGTAATCAATTGGGCTTGTAATTTGCTTAATTTTGTAATAGTATGAAACAAACGAAATTAACATTAGGCGAAATTTATACTCTTAATTTAGAGTTATTTGGTAACGAAAACAACAAAGGTTTATTATCTCAACCGTTACCATTAAAAGTTAAATATTGGCTTCAAAGATTAGCTGATAAATTAAAAAGTGAAGTTGCTACAATTGACGAAGTTCGTAACGGTTTAATCAAAGAACTTGGTGAAGAAATTGACGGGCAAGTACAAATCAAAACCGATAGTCCTAATTTTGTAAAGTTTCAAGAACAATATGTTGAGTTGTTAAAAACCGAAAAAGAAATTAGTCACGCAATCTTTACACTTGAGCAGTTTGAGAATTTAGAAGCAGCAGAATATTACGCAGTATTTTTGAAATTAATTGATGAAACACCTTAACGACACATCGGCAGACGGACTTGCAACAACGTCTATAATTAGTTTTTTGGCAACATTGTCAACACAAATGCAACCTATTATAACGGCACTTGCTGGGTTGATTGCTATCATTTCGGGGTTGTTTGCTATTCGTTATTACTATTTAAAAACTAAAAAATGAGATTAAAAGGATATTTTCAACCAACACCAAAAAGATTTCGTGTACTTGGTGATTCACTTGCTGGTATGTCGTTATTCATTGCCAGTTTAAACGTAAACAATCCAAAGTTTATGTTGATTTGTGGCGTATGTGGTGCAGTTGGAAAATTCATAACAAACTTCTTTACAGATGGAAAACAAATTTAATTTACACAGACTTTCGTTTTTAGACGATAGTTTACCGATATTCAAAGAGAATAAAGCAAAGGGTTATATTACCTATGGCTTGGACAATCTATACCCACAAGAACTAATACGTTTATACAATAGCAGCCCAAAACACAATGCTATTATTAACCAAAAAGCAGCATACATAGTAGGTGCAAACACAGATATAAAAGGTAAAAACACCGAAGATGTTGCAATTACCGAAGACTTTTTGGCAAATATTAACGCATATGAAGACTTTGAAAACCTTAAATCTAAATTAGCACAAGACTATGAGCTATTTGATGGGTTTGCAGTAGAAGTTATTTGGAATAAAGCGAAGACAAAACCCGCAGAATACTATCATTTACCTTTTCAAAACGTTCGTTTAGGCAAAGATTGTGCATATTATAGCGAAGATTGGCAAAACCAACGTGCAGAAATATGCGAATATCCTTACTTTAACGCTAACACACGTGAAAATAAACAAGTATTTTACTTCAAATTATATCGTGCTGGTCAAAAAGAATACCCATTGCCATCATATATTGGTGCATTAAGGTATATTGAGATTGATAGCGAGATACAAAACTGGCATTTTAATTCAATTAAAAACGGATTTTCTGCACAAACATTGATTCAGTTCTTCAAAGGTATTCCAACACCTGAAGAAATGCGAATGACTGAACGCAGATTTAAATCACAAAAGACTGGCACACACAATGCTGGTGGAATGATTATCGGTTATAACGAACCAAGCGAAAGACCAGCAGAAATAACCAACTTACAACCAAGTGATTTTGACAAACAATTTTTACAACTAAACGATACAGTCCGTGATGAAATATTTGTTGGGCATCGTATATCTAACCCCGTTTTATTTGGTATTTCTACTGCGGGTGCTTTGGGACAACGTAACGAACTTATTGAAGCGTATGAATTGTTTCAACAAGCATACATTGAACCAAGACAAAAGCAATTTGATTCAGCGTTAAATTCAATTTTAAAGTATGCTATACCTTGTCAAGTTGTAACCATCAATAAACCACCAATCGGACAAGATTATGTAGACTTGTACACAAAAGGTATAATCACTCAAAACGAAGCACGTGCTGAATTAGGGTTTGAACCTATTGAGCCAGTACAACAAACAATGTCAAGTGCATATAGTGAAGACGATGTTGTAAATATGTTTATGGAATGTGGCGAAGACAAAGAAAACTTTGAAGAAGTAAAAATGCAATTCGCAACTGCAATAGAAACTGCAATTTTGCAACTACTAAACGCAAATGATGGGACAACAACGGGTGAACTTGCAAAGTATTTAAAAATAGATACACAAAAGGTAGTCGATACAATTGCACAGATGACTTCTAATGGACTTATTGACGATGTTAAAGGTAAACTATCAGTTTCTAAATTGGGTACAACAGAATTAAAGAAAGTAAGTGACCAACAAATTGAGATTAGATACGAATACGCATTAGATCCTGCGTTTAGTGGTGAACGTAAATTGATAAAAACATCACGTGAATTTTGTAGGCAAATGGTAAGTGCAAATAGATTGTATTTAAGAAGCGAAATTGATACAATTAGTGCAAGAGTAGGTCGTGACATTTGGACAGAACGTGGTGGATGGTACACAATACCTGACACAACTGTTCACATACACCATTGCCGTCACATTTGGAATAGTAAATTAGTAAGGAAAAAGATATGAGCAACTTTGTATATTTAATTAGCACCACGTTTTTAAAGGACAACACCCCTATAAACGAAAACGTAGACGATAAACTTTTAAAAAGTGCCATAAAAGAAGCACAAGAAATCTACATTCGTGACGTTATTGGTAGTGGTATTTACAACGAGTTGCAAACACAAGCATTTGCTGGTACAATTACAAATGCCAATACAACGCTTTTAGACGTTTATATTGCACCTTGTTTGAAATACTACACCTTAACTGAATCAATGCTTCCTATGACGTTTAAAATGCTAAATAAGACGCTTGGAACAAGGACATCGGACAACACACAACCAGTATCAATTGACGAAATGACGTTAATTGAACGTAGATATAGGGATAAAGCAGAATACTACGCACAAAGATTGCGTGAATTTCTACAAGCTAATAGCACAATTTATCCGTTATACTTCAATCCTGGTTCTACCATCGACACTATAAGACCACACAACACACAATTATTTGGAGGAATTTATTTACCACCCGACTATGACGAAGAATACAGATATTACGATTTCCCAAAAGGGGAAAGTCCGAACAAAAAATGAAACTAAACTTTTAAACTTTTTAAATGACGTTAAATCAAATAATATCGACAATCCAAACTGCATCGGAAAGCCACAAGCAAGTAAATAAATTTATTGTTGGTGAACTTGACTTTACAGAGGAGAATTTAAAATACTACCCTTTAGTGTGGTTAGTTCCTAATGGATTTAACTTTGATACAGAGGGTAAAAAAGTCGTTTACAATTTTATGCTTATGATTTTAGATCGTCATTTTGAATCACAAACAAATATGATTGAAGTCTTAAGCGACACGGCATTAATTATGCAAGACATTATCACACTATGCAAACGCAACACGTATGAAGATAGTGTGTTCTTTAGTGTGAATGGAAATGCAGAGGCAATAATGGATAACAAAGCTGATATATTAGCGGGATATGGAGTTGAAATCAATGTTGAAGTACCTTATAGCGAGTCTTATTGCGATATTCCTTTGTAGTATATTGTATTTCTATGCTGACAGTGTTATTAAGCATTATGACACCGATAGCAGTATTGATACACTTTACTTCAACAAGGAAAAAATCATCATCAAAGAGAAAGAAAAACTAAAAATTAAATATGACACTATTGAAATACATTTGCGTGATTCTTTTTATAGCACCGACTTTTTGCAAAGGGCAATCAATTTGCATAGATTCATCGACACTGAAGAACGTAAACCTTTATTTAATTAAAGGGGCAAAAGCACGTGAAGAAAACCGAATCTTAAAGGCAAAGATTCACAACGATAGCAACCACATAGTTTTTTTAGATAGTACGATTACAGATTTGCAATTTGGCATTTGCGAAGTTGAACAAGAAAATAGAATAGTCAAAGAACGTTTTTACACAGTCACATTTTATGCAATAATTGTGACAATATTTTATCTATTTAAATGAAAAACAACGTACATAAATTTGTAGTACCTTTTGAAAACAAAAAGATACTTTTACTCTCGGATTTGCATTGGGATAATCCCAAGTGTGATAGGGTACTATTGAAAAAGCATTTAGATTTAGCACTTGCTGGTAATCACGATGTACATTTAAACGGAGATACTTTTTGCCTTATGCAAGGTGCATACGATCCACGAAAAAGTAAAGATAGCATAAGACCTGAACACAACGTCAATAACTATTTAGACGCAGTTGTAAATACTGCAATTGATTGGTTCAAACCTTATGCAAAAATTATTAAAGTTGTGGGTTATGGTAATCACGAAACTAACATTATAAAAAGGCAAGAAACAGACGTTATAGAAAGATTTGTTTTTGGACTTAATCGTGAATGCAATACTGAAATACAACCTGGTGGTTATGGTGGGTGGATAGTTTACCAATTTGTAGATGGAAAAACAATTCGTAAAGCATTTAAAATAAAATATTTTCACGGTTCAGGTGGTGGTGGACCAGTTACACGTGGTGTAATTCAGTTCAATAGAATGTCAACATTTATAGAAGGTGCAGATATGATATGGATGGGACACGTTCACGAATGTAACGAGGTAGTTTATACAAATGAATGTTTGGATAAATTAAACAATATTAGACTTCGTAATATTTTAATGGTTCGTACTGCAACATATAAAGAAGAATACAATAATGGACTTGGTGGATGGCACGTAGAGAGAGGTGCAACACCAAAACCTTTGGGTGGAAGATGGTTAGAGATTTGCCCTGAACGAAAAATAATTAATGGACAAGAACAATCAATATTAACTGCATTTACATATCGTGCCTAAAATTAAATGTCATATCGTTATACTTGCAGATTCAGTTTATGAAGACAAAGAAGAATCATGCGAGTTTTTGGAAGATGCAATATTGGATAGTGGTTATATTGTAGCAGCAAATAAACATTGGGATTATACGGAAATACATTATATCAGTGGTCACACATTTGTTATTGATTTGGATTTTGAAGACTTTTGTAAAAAATGGATAAAGTAAATAAACCAGCACACTACGAAGGAAGTATTGAGTGCATAGAAGCAATCAAATCGTCAATGTCAAAAGAAGCATTTAAAGGATATTTGAAAGGCAATATTGAAAAGTACATTTGGCGTTATGACAGAAAGGGTGGTATAGAAGATTTGCAGAAAGCAGAATGGTATTTAAAAAGGTTAATAGATGAAACAGGTACAACAATATTTAAATAGGTTTGGGTGCAACTTGGTAGTTGACGGAATCATTGGCGACAAGACAAAAACAGAATTAAAGAAGTATGTTTTTAACCAAACCAAAGGAATCACGTGGGTAAGATGTGACAAAAAACTAACCAATACATTTGACGACTTTGGTGTATTGTGGGTTGGTGGTGAGATTGTAGAAGTATTTCCGTGTTCAACAACTGCTGGTAAGCACTATATTCAAAACCCTATCACTTATGGTGGTGTAACGGGTACTGCAATTGCGTGTTCACAATTAGTAATTGGATCACATCAGTTCAAAACCTCTGCAAATTGGAAATCTTTGTGGTTAGGTATGCCATACTTTCAACAAATCAAACCTATTCAAATATTTCGTGATGGGAACAAAGATGCAAATTTAGATGAGAAAGTAATTCAAAAAGGATTATTTGGTATTAACTTTCACCAAGCGGGGTTAGGTAATTTAATCGACAATTGGAGTGCTGGTTGTCAAGTAGTACCCAAAGCATATTGGTTAAAAGTAATACCATATTTCAAAAATGGTGAAATTATAGATTTTAGTTTGATTTACTAATGGCAAAAGAACCTGATTTCCTCAAAGGACTTGGCATAGAAAATGTCAGCGAATATTTAAAATCCGACGGTGTAAACCGTATAATGGCTGATTGGGGAAATAAGCTAATTTTTGATTTACGCACCAAGTTAAGAAATAATAAAACAAATGCAAGTGGTTCACTTTCAGCAAATATGGAATTAATTATTACTCCTAATTTAAAGGGTGAAAAATTAACCATTATGATGAACAATTATTGGATAGATGTTGAGGATGGACAAAAACCCGGTGCAAAAGTCACTTCAAAAGTCATTCTACAATGGATGAAAGAAAAGCGCAGACACGGAGCATTTACAGATGTTTTTACCAAAGGAACAAATAGTTCTTTTGCTTTATTTGTTGCTGATGCAATTGCAAAGAAAATTCAAAGACGTGGTACAAGAAAACAACCTTTTATTTCGACCACTTTAAAACAAAATAGATATGATAAATTAAGTCAGTCTATTGCCGATTACGTAGCAGCAAATCTATTTAAGTAAATTATTTTGTAAAATTATTTGTTATATTGAAAACTTTATTTGTATATTTGTGCTATGGATATACAAGAAGTTTTAAAACAAATTAAGTTACACAAGAAGCACGGCATTGTGTCTAAGGTCGCTGCTCGTACTGGCATATCAATGCCAACTATCAGAAAATACCTAAACGGGAATGTTATACAACCTAAGGTATTAATCATTTTAAACACCGCTATCGACATTATCAATGAAGGCAATAATTAATCTTATGGATGCGAATTTGGTGCGCTTAAAGAAGCTGCAAATGAGTGCAAATTTCTTTGAAGGTAAACTACATTTCTTTGATGGTTTTAACGATAATGAGTTTGACGAACAACTTGTAAAAGATTTATTGTGTGAACACGATGAAGATTTAATTGAAGAATTTACAAATTGGGAACAAGACGAAGATGGCTTAAGATATGCTGATATAAACTGGGAATTAATGGAAGATTTTGCACAGTTTACATTGTGTAATGCTATTGACAAATTAATAACAGATAAAAAACTATGAAAGAACTATTTAATTCAGTAAGCAATTTTCAGGCAGAATGCCCGAAGATTAGCAAAGACGCATCTAATCCTTTTTTCAAAGGTTCAAAGTATGCTACATTACCACACATTTTAAGTATCATTACCCCTATTCTTAAAAAGAATGGGTTGTTGATTATTCAGCCAGTTATGAATAATTGTGTTGTAACAAAATTGATTCACATTGAAACTGGTCAAACAATAGAAAGTGTTTATGACATTTTGTGCAAAGATGCTACAAATCCACAACAACTTGGTAGTGGGGTAAGTTATGCACGTAGATATTCAATTTCATCTATATTGAATCTAAATATAGACGATGATGATGA